CGTTCGGTAAATAGAGTTTTAGACGTAGCTGTTGAAGCATACGTCAAAGGCGTGTCGAATTATGACAACACGCTAGACACGATTGCGGTTGAGGTTGAAGAAGCCATTGCCGCTGATGTAACGCTTGGTGGTCTGGCTAAAGACGCACAGATCACTGCGTTTGAAGCTGATTTTGCGGGTGATGGCGAACAGCCGGTAGCCGTTGGTCGCTTCACCATAACGGTCGAATATCGCACCGTTGAAAATGACGTTGAAACTGCCGCTTAAGGAGACAAACCAATGGCAACATTCAAAGGAAATGACGGTGTCGTCTTGATCGGCACTGACGCAATGGCTGAAGTAATCAGCTTTTCTGTAGATGAAACCGCAGATACCATTGAAGATACAGCAATGGGTGATACTGCTAAATCATACAAAGCATCATTCACCGATTTCAGCGGAACCGTTGAAACATATTTTGATGACACCGATACCGCACAAAACAACTGCACAGCAGGTTCAAGCATCACATTGAACTTGCAGATGGAAGGTAACACATCTGGCGATCACAAGCTGACTGGTTCAGCTATTGTAACCAGCCGGTCAATCGGTGTAACATCTGACGGTATCGTGACCGCAACTTACAGCTTCCAAGGCACCGGCGGTCTGACTGAAACAACCGTATCATAGGGGTAAATAATGGGCTTGGGAGAACAGATCGCGGCGCGGCGTGCGTTGCAACGTAAACAAATCGAGGTTGTTGAGTGGGGCGAAGAAGATCAGCCGTTGATTATATACTGTGGCCCCATTACCGCTGGAGACATCGACAAGCTACAGAGAAAGCATAAAGATTTTCTCAATAATATGACGATCACGGGTATGATTGATCTGATTATTGCAAAAGCTGAAGATGCCGATGGCAAGCGTCTATTCACGCTAGAAGATAAGATGTATCTTATGAAAGAAAGCGTGACGCTGATCAGTGACATTGCTGGCAAAATGTTTGGCGATGTTGACACAGTTGAGGATGCTGAAAAAAACTAAAGCAAGATCCGCTTCGGCTAAATATGATGGCCTTGGCGGATCGTTTGCACAAAACACAAGGCGAGATTGAAGAATTAACGCTGAGTGAATTAAACGAATGGTTCGCGTATTATAAGGTGATAGAAGATGGCCGATCAAAACCTTAGATTTACCATATCGGCTGTTGATAAAACACGCGCGGCATTTGGCGCGGTTGCTTCTGGACTGAGCCGCGTTAAAAACTCAATAATGAGCGTGCAAGGCGCACTGGTGGCACTTGGCGCGGGTGCCGGTCTGAAGATTATGGCCGGTCAAATAGACGATCTGGCCAAGGCGTCAAGCCGTCTTGGTATGACGGTCAACGAACTGCAATCATTACAATTTGCCGCCGGTCAAACAGGTGCGTCAGCCGAAGAATTAGAAAAGGGTCTGACACGCTTTAATCGGTCTATTTCTGAAGCCAGTACCGGCATCGGCACTGGCCTGCGGTCGTTTAAGGCTTTGGGCATCGAAGTTATGGACGCGGCAGGCAATCTGCGACCAACAAACGATTTGCTCAATCAAGTGGCTGATCGTTTGACATTGATTGAAAGCCCCGCAGATCGCGTGCGTATTGCATTTGATTTGTTTGGCCGGTCTGGTGTCAATTTAATCAACACATTGCAAGGCGGCAGTGAAGAATTAAACAAACTGCGTGAAGAATTTAATCAGTTTACGCTGGAACTTAGCGAAGAAAACGCAAAAGCCACAGAAAACGCTAATGATCGATTTGCGCGTATTGGTGAAACATTTGCCAGTATGGGTCGCATCATTACGTCTAAGGTTTTGCCAGTCTTGGCCAGCATAGCAGAATTTTTGACAGTGAAGCTGTTGACTGCGTTTGCAAACACTATCGCTGGTTTCCGCAATATGATTAACGCGCTGATCGATGGCTTCAATATGGTTGCCCGTAATTCTATGGGTATGCTTGATGAAATGGATAGAAGCACGTTTGGCGAACAATTTGAGGCTAAACTGCGTGGCTTGGCAGACGCATATCAAGCACTTGATGAAGCTGGTCAGACAACTGCAAAAGAGACAATGCCAAAAGTTGTTGTGTCACTTGATGATGTGGCTGTTGGTTTTGAACGTGTTAAAGAAGAAGCCGAAAAAACAAAAGAGGCTATTAGCGGCGTGACAATATTAACGCACGAAAGCACAAGCGGGTTGCAGAATTATGCGGCGGCGGCGCGTGATACCGGCAAACAGTTGGATAACATTGCAGTGCGTGGTTTGAACAAGCTGGAAGATGGTTTGTTAGGCGTAATGCAAGGCACAATGTCAGCCAAAGATGCGTTCAAATCAATGGCGCAAAGCATCATCAGCGATCTTATGCGTATGGCTATACAGCAACAGATCACGGGTCGCATAGCCGGTTTTTTGGGCGGTCTTGGCGGCGGTGGTGGTTACAGCACAGTAGGTGCAGGCGCAAACACATATATACCGGCAGGCTTGGCATCTGGCGGCCCCGCAATGCGTAACACGCCATATATTGTGGGTGAAAAAGGGCCAGAATTATTTGTGCCACGCGGTAGCGGTACTGTCGTGCCAAATGACAAGCTGGGCGGTGGCGGTGTAGTCGTCAATCAGACAATTAATCTGACAACGGGAATATCGCAAACAGTACGCGCTGAAGTGACCAATATGTTGCCGCAAATCAAAGAAGCCGCAAAAGGTGCGGTATTGGATGCGCGGCGGCGTGGTGGGTCATTTGGTTCAGCGTTTGGGGGTTAATTATGGCCATCACCTACCCGCTAACATTTCCGACACATACCGGCATCTTTTCAGTGAACCTGATAGCGCGTAATGTTGTCGGCATTACCACGTCACCATTCACGTTTTCACAGCAAAAATTTGAATATCAGGGCAAACGCTGGGAAGCTGACATTGCATTGCCGCCAATGAAACGCGAAGATGCCGAACAATGGATCACGTTTTTTATGAAACTGTATGGGCCGGTCGGCACGTTTTTGCTTGGCGATCCAAATGCCGCTACACCGCGCGGCAGTGCGGCTACAACGGCTGGCACGCCGGTCGTCAACGGTGCAAGCCAAACAGGTGACGAACTGGACATAGACGGGCTTCCAGCGTCAGCCACGGGCTATCTAAAGGCGGGTGACTATATACAGCTTGGCACCGGTACATCGTCACAGCTTTACAAAGTGCTTGATGATGTCGATAGTAACGTATCCGGCGAAGCAACTTTGCAGATATGGCCAGATTTACGGTCGTCACCGGCAGACGATGCAACGGTTGTTGTGTCAGGCGCAAAAGGTTTGTTTCAGCTATCAACGCCAACTACAAATTGGACAATCGATAACGCCGGTTTTTATTCAATGGCATTTGGCGCGGTTGAAACCCTATGACCAGATCACTTGGCAGTAATTTTGACGCGGCACTAACGGCTGATGTTATCAGGCCGTTTTTTGCTGTTGATCTTGATTTTGATGATGGCAATTTGCGAGTTTGGACGGGTTACGGTGATCTGACGATTGGCGGCGAAACCTATCTTGGCGGTGCTGACATTATGAGCATCGGCGAATTTGAGGAAACTGGAGAGATCCGCGCAAACGGTATATCAATAGGCTTCACAGGTCTGCCATCGTCAATTATATCACCGGCTTTAAACCAAAATTATCAAGGCCGCACAATGACGGTTTATTTTGGCACTTTGGACGCATCTGGGGCTATTATAGACACGCCATATGTTGCATTTCGTGGCCAGATGGATGTGATGAACATATCTGAAAGCGGCGACAGCGCACAGATAACGATAAATGGCGAAAGCCGATTGATCGATCTGGATGTGCCACGGGTGCGGCGGTATACTAGCGAAGATCAGAAAATAGATTTTCCGAATGATAGGGGTTTGGAATACATTGCTGATCTGCAAGACAAAGAAATAGTTTGGGGCGGCTAGTATGGGTTGGGTAAACGATTTTTTTGATGGCTTCAAAGAAGCTATAAAAGACCCTGTAACGCTAATTATTGCCGCCACGTATGCTTTCACCGGCAACTGGGCAATGGCCGCGACCACTATTGCTTTGTCAAGTGCCGGTTATGCAATGGCCGCGCGGCAAGATTTGCCTGATTACAGCAGTTTTGCAACCGAAGGTGCGAACCGCACCCAAATGATTAAACAGCCAACGGTGCCACGGCGTTTTGTTTATGGCGAAACGCGCGTTTCTGGCGTGCTTGGTTATGTGCAATCAACAGATGACAATAAATTTTTGCATATGGTTATTTTGTTGTGTTCGCACGAAATCGATAGCTATCAAAAAATATTTTGCAATGATTTAGAATTGACGCTGGATGGCAATGGTTTATGTACTGCGCCTGATCAATATGCCGGTTTAGTGCGCGTTGAAACTGCGCTTGGCACAGATGCACAAGCCGCTAACGCAAATCTGATCACTGAAAGCGGCGGTGACTGGACAAGTGAGCATAAACTAAGCGGCATTGCATATATGTATGTGCGGCTGGAATACGACCGTGATGCTTTCCCGTCTGGCTTGCCTAATTTCAGCGCGTTAGTGCGGGGCAAAAAGCTGTATGACCCGCGCACATCCACAACTGGATTTAGTAGCAATCCTGCGCTTGCAATACGCGATTATCTTACAAACACGAAATATGGTTTTGCCGCCGCTACATCAGAAATCAACGACACCGCATTTAATGCCGCCGCAAACGCTTGTGATGAAAGTGTTGCGCTTGATGCAACTATATCTGGTGGCGGCACAGAAAACCGCTATGAAATCCACGGCACGTTTACAACAGAAAACGCGCCAAAGCGTATATTGGAAGAAATGATCACAAGCTGTGGCGGTTTATTGTCTTATAGCAACGGCAAATTTTCAATCAAAGTGGCAGAATATAGCACGCCAACTATCACGCTCGATGAAAACGATCTGGTCAGCCCAATCACTTTGCAAACCAAACAATCAAAGCGTGATAATTATAACGCTATTAAAGGGATATTTGCGCCGCCAGAAACCAATTATATCGTTACAGATTATCCAGCTTTAACTAGCACGACATTTGAAACTGAAGATGGCGGCACGCGGCGTTTCTTAGATTACGATCTGCCATATACAACATCATCGCCAATGGCCCAGCGGTTAGCCAAAATTGCACTTTATCGCAACCGGCAACAGATCGTGTTGCAAGGCAATTTCGGTATGAAAGCATTTGATTTGCAAGTTGGCGACACCGTATATGTGACCAATAGCCGGTTAGGATTTTCAAGCAAGGTTTTTGAGGTGGCAGAATGGGCGTTAGTCACATCAGCGGATGATGCTGGCAACCCATCGTTAAGCGTTGCACTGTCATTACGCGAAACAAACAGCGCGGTATATGACTGGAATGCAGATGAAAAAGCATTTACACAAGACAACACAACACTGCCAGACCCGTTTACGCTGACATCACCAACCGTCTTGACAGATGAAGGTGTTGTCACAGTCAATCAACAGCCGGTCGCAACCATTGAGGTGTCAGCTAGTAGCACAAACCCGCAGGTCATTCAATTTTATGCAGAATACAAGCGAAGCACTGATACTGATTATATAACGCTTGGATATTCTGATAGTGGGTTTTTCACAATACCAAATGTCATCACAGATGTGATATATGACATTCGCGTGCGGTCATATGGTGCAAACGCCAGATCGCCTTTTGTCGATGTGCAACATACTGTCACCGGCAAAGCAACATTGCCATCTGATGTGACAAATTTCAGCGTGAATATCGTTGGCCAACAGGCTGATTTAAGCTGGACACCAACAACAGATGCGGATCTGTCGCATTACATCATCCGGCATTCACCGCTGACAACAGGCGCAGTTTTTAACAACACTCGTTTGATTGCAAAAAAAGTGTCACGACCAGCAAATACTGTGACGGTGCCAGCTTTGACCGGCACATATTTCATTAAAGCTGTTGATAAATTTGATAACGCATCTGCGAATGCTGACAGTAGCGTTGCACTTGTCGATGACATACAAGGTTTTAACTTTGTTGATGAAGTGGTTGAGCAGACCGCATTTAGCGGATCAAAGACAAATGTAGTTGTGATTGATGACAAATTGCAGTTAGACACATCAAATCTGTTTGATAGTGTCGCCGGTGATTTTGACGATGCTACCGGTTTGTTTGATGGCGGCGGTGGTTTGATCGTTTCGTCAGGTACATATGATTTTGCAAATTATTTGGATTTAGGCGCAACATATACATCAACGGTTAAAACAAATCTGAAGGTGACACAACTGTCACAACACACCGGAACTGTAACAAACGGCGCGACAGATGTTGATTTATTTGTTAGCACGACAACAGATGACCCTGCTGGATCACCAACTTGGACGGCATACCGACAGTTTATTGTCGGCAGTTATACTGCACGCGCTTTGCGGTTTAGGGCAGAGTTGACAACAACCCAAAGCGATGAAACGCCAGCTATCGAAGAATTAGAAGCACAAGTTGAATTGCCAACACGCACGCAAAGCGACAATGATATACAGTCTGGCACTGGCGCGAAAGCGGTGACATTTTCTGCGCCATTTAATACATTGTTGGCGGTGTCTATATCGGTCGGGGATATGCAAAGCGGCGACTATTATGCTATAACAAGTAAATCAGCCACCGGCTTCAC